AACGGAAGTAGTCAGGTACTGGGCTTCATAAATCACGTTAGGATCAGTGCAGAAATCTGAGGGTGCTCCGATCAGTTATGATTCGGAACGCCAAGGTTTCATCACTCGCTACCAACACGCTGTGTATGCTCTGGGTTTCATCATCACTCGTGAAATGATGGAAGATGATCAGTATGACGTGATTGGTAAACGTAAAGCTGAGGGCCTCGCCTTCTCTATGCGTCAAACCAAGGAAGTCATTGGCGCTAACGTCTACAACCGTGCTTTTAATAGCAGCTATGTTGGTGGCGATGGTGTTGAGCTTATCTCGGCATCTCATGCAAACATCAAGGGTGGTGTGTGGTCTAACAAGATTGCTACTGCTTCTGACTTGTCTGAAGCTTCGCTGGAACAAGCTTGTATTGATATTGCTGGTTTCACCAACGATGCTGGTCTGCTGATCGCTGTGCGACCAGAAGCCCTCATCATCCCACGTCAACTGATGTTTGAAGCTAAACGCATCTTGGGTACAGATGGTCGTGTTGGTACTGATAACAACGATCTGAACGCAATCAAAACGATGAGCGTCATTCCTGAGTTTACGGTTAATCACTATCTGAGCGATTCGGATCAATGGTCCATTATCACTGACGTGGCAGATGGTCTCAAGTACTTTGAACGCCGTGCTGACCAGTTCGAAATGGATAATGATTTCGATACTGAGAATGCTAAGTTCAAGGCCACTGCCCGTTACTCGTTTGGTTGGTCTGATCCTCGCGCTGTGTATGGCAGTCCTGGTGCCTAATTAACCCGGTGGTAGGGGAAACCCTACTACCTTTATAAGGAATTAATATGGCATTAGGTATTGTAGGTCCGGCTGGTGTTTCTACTATCACACCTCCGGCACGAGAGGTATTAACAAAAGTTGGTATCTTAGAAGTAGCCGATGGTAGTACTGGCTTTGCTGCGTTTGGATTGCCGAAGTATGCAGTAGTTAGTGGTATCTATACGATTTGTACTGGTGCTAATACCACACAGACAGTTAATGTAGGTTTTACTAACGGTGGTGTGGAACTTCTTAGTTCTTTTGCTCCCAATTCTACTGGTTATGATACTGGCGGCGCTGCTACTGGTACATCTGTGGGTGTTCAGTTGACAGCAGATAAGCTTGTATATCTAAAGGCGAGTGCAACATTAACTACGCCTGTTATTGTCAAGGTGGAATATTACATTCCGCCACAAGGGCAGACGCTGTAACCCAATAGGGGTATTTCTTTAATCGGAAGTACCCCTATTTTTATGGAGTTTTTATGGGTGTTAATGCTATTCTATTATGTAAAAACATAATAACGAAAGTAGTCGAGCATATTCATAGTATTAATAACTCTGTTTGTATCGTAGATACTAGTTCACCTGGATCGGTAGAAAATCCAATGTTTGGGGTAGATACTAGAACTCGTGTCAGTTTTTCAGGACTAAATCTCAGTACAGTACAGAATGTTTTAACAGGCTTATGGCAAGGACCAACTACTTTATATGTATTCCCTTTGGTAGGACAACAAATGCGTATAGTCTCTACTAGTGCTTCAGATGCGGCTGCTGGAACAGGTGTGCGAACAGTACATATACATTACTTAGATAGTAATTATGTGGAACATGAAGAACTTATAGTATTAAATGGAACATCTCCAGTAAATACAGTAGGAACAGATATCTTTCGTATAAATTTCATGCATGCTATTACAACTGGTACTACTACTTTCTCAGTAGGAACTATCTCTCTTACTAATACTGCTGGTACTATCACCTATAATGTGATTGGAGCTAATGCTACTACTAGTAGGAATGGTATATTTACAGTACCTGCGGGAAAGACATTATATATTACGCATTGGAATGCATCGAGCGGATCTGCACTAGGAACACACTTCACGCGAGTACTATTAACTGCTGGGCAGCATCTACAAGATGTCTGGCCGGATGTGTTATTAGTACAACGAGAAGTAGGAACGTTAAATAATGGGATTTCTGTTGTAGAGATAGTTCCAATTAAAGTACAAGAAAAAGTATCACTGACCTTAGTCGCAATTAGTGATGCAATAAATGCTAATGTAACTGCTATGGGTACAGTAGGTGGTTATTTACAAAACAATTAAAGGATTTATTATATGCGCCCACAAGTAATTCAGCAAACTGGAGTAGGTCAGAGTGCATGGGTACCAATGGATTATAAACAAAGCCCATTCAATGTTGGAATGGGTGCAGTAGTTAGTGGTACAGTTACATACAATGTAGAACATACATTTGATGATGTCTATAATGCAACAGTCACACCAGTTGCTTTTACCCATTCAACTATGATTGGACAAACCATAAACACCGATGGTAATTATGCTTTTCCTATTAGAGCTATTCGTGTTAATGTGACGGCTGGTACTGGTAGTACTACCCTTACTATTCTGCAAGGACTTCGATAATGACTGTCTCTATGGGTAATGGCGTAGATTTAGGTAATCTGGTTACAGCCGAGAAAGATTCAACTACAAATAGGATTAGTATTTCTGGTTTAGAAAGTATTCCCTTAGACATCACACAAGGTACTTTATATAATCAAGCAAATACTCTGGCCTTAATTGGAGATAGTCGTTTAGCACTTGCTTATTTTTCAGATGCCAATAACAATGTCACTTATTGTCGATCAATAGTTGAATGGGGGCTTGCATTATCAAAACGCAGGTTGACTTTGATCGGAAAATTCGCTGTATCTGGGTCGTATATCTCAACAGACATGTCTGGAGGAGGAAACTACCCGGGCGGGTTAGGACAGATCAAGTCGGCAATCGCGTCCGGTGCTGCACATCTGCTCATCAACGGAGGTGTAAATGACTTACTGTCGGGGGTGACTCTCACTACATTGAAGGCGGCTTATGAATCCATCGTTAGCCAAGCCATTGCCGCAAACATGACTGTGTGGGCTTGCACAATTATGGGGGCAAATGCGGGGGGGAGTTATAGTGTAGCAACCCAATCAAAGGTTCTAGCATTCAATGATTGGCTTCGACAACTGAAGTATGTTTCAGGCTACAAAACGCTGAATGTTGTTGATTGTGCAAGTGCGTCGATAGATCCAGCATCTGCTACAGCCGCGTCTTTTGCCGGGCATTTATATGCAGCAGATGGCCTGCACCCAACTAATAGGGGCGCTTATGCACAGGGGAAAGAGTTAGCTAGAATGTGGTCGGCTACACTACCAGAAGTGTCCCAATTATTATCCTCTAACGCGGATGATTATGCCTATAGTACTACGTGCACGAATCTATTGTCTAATGGGTTAATGCTTGTTGGATCACCAACAGCTACTGGATTTGTTTTAACAAATACAGGAACAGGGGCAAATACCCCTAGTATTGTTTCTAGGTCTGATGGATTTGGAAACGACCAGCAAATCATATGCACTAGTGGTGCAGCACAAGATAAAGTAACTCTCACCTCTCCAGATGTTTATACAAGAGTGAGTAATGGAGATATTTTAATTGCAGAATGTGAAGTCACTGTCGCTGCTTCTCCAGTACACTTAGGTTCAATCAGATTGGCCTTAACCGCAGTAGGCACGACCACATATAGTGTCTCTTCTATTGGAGCGGTAGATGCTACAGAAGATGTAGCACTCTCCGAGGGATTTACTATAATCATGCGGACCAATCCATTAACCATTAATACATCTTTTCTTGTAGCTCCGCTAACTTCAGTAAAAGCTGCTGTATTAACTAATTTTGTTGCCGGTAGTGGTACGGTAACTATTAAAGTAGGTAGATTTTCAATACGGAAAATAGGATAATGAAAATGAGTAAGAATTATTATGTATCGGGGCAATGGAATTTATGTTGTGATTCTTGCTCGTTGAAAATTAAATCCGGGATTGCTAGACATCGTTGGGATGGGTATATTGTTTGCCCTACTTGTTATGAACCACGACATCCACAGGATTTTGTACGTGCTAGGCAGGATAAGATTATCGTTCCGTTTACACGTCCTCGCCCACCGGATGTTTTTATATAATGAATGCTGCGAAATTCGAATCCTTTTGTGGGATGCTTGGTATTTGCAGTGCTACCACAGTCTCAATAGGATCTATTATGGGATGGTTAAGTTTAAATGCTACCCTTGTAGGTATAGCCATCGCCTTCGTAGGTCTTATTTTACAGGGGATTGTGACTATCTATAACATGCTCTTGAAGCGTGAAGCAAACAAGAGAGAAGAAGACGAGCATAAAATTAAAATGGATATATTACGTAATCAGTATTCTATGTGCTATATTCAAAAGAAAGAATCACATGAATAACGATCAACATTATTTACCGCCGGCCCCCATAGGATCACCAGATGGTTCTGTAGCTTGGGTAGAGTGGTTTAGAAAGTTGCGTGAAGTGGCCGAGAGTGGGCAGACTGCTTATATCCAATTAGAAACGGTAACTACTCCAGCACTCGACGAAAAGTTGAATAAAAATGCAGCAGATGTCTTAGGAGCTACCATTACTTTCAATACATTGGGAGCGTTTAAGGTGGGCGATGTCACGTGGAATGGTACTACTGTAACAGGAACAGGAGTACTATTTACTGAAAATGGAATTGTTGGAGCATCTAATGGCACGCCAAGATTCGTATTAAAGAATGATGGTTCTGCAACATTTGCCGGTGCATTATCTGCAGCAACCGGCACCTTTGCTGGTGCCTTATCAGCAGCTACTGGTACATTTGCTGGGGCACTTTCTGGAGCTTCTGGTACATTTACAGGAAGTCTTTATGCGGCTACGGGTACATTTGCCGGGAGTTTAACAGCAGCTACTGGTACATTCAGTGGTGCATTATCTGCGGCAACCGGCACCTTTGCTGGTGCAGTTTCCGCCGGAAGTTTCTATACTGGACTCACAGGAAGGCGAATTACTATAAACTATAGTAATGATAATTCTATTAAATCCTATGATAGTGCTGGTGACTTAATGATGTATATCGGAGGTACTACTGGAGAAATCTATACACAAAGTTCAAGTGGTAGACCTGGGGTATATACGTCATCTTCGGTCCCAGATGCTGCTATAAAAGGTATTAATACTAGTGGGGCTTCTAATGGTGTCTGTATAGATGGTTATAGCACAGCAGGTATTGGTGTAAATGGGGCTTGTTTAAATGGACATGGTATACATGGATCATCCTCTACAAGTTACAGTATTTATGGTGAGGGTGGACTAGGTGGTTATATTTCTGGGAACCTTACTGTTACTGGAACAATAAGTGGTACTGTCTCGTATGCTACGACTTCTGGATCTTGTACAGGAAATGCAGCCACGGCTACTAATGCCGATTATTCTTCGAATGCTTATGCTGTATATCAACCCAATTATTTTGCAGCCTTACAAAATACGGATGGTAACTTTGTTATTAAAACAACCGGAGGTACACTTGTATGGTCAGCTTTTGGTGGGTTGTCTGATAGTAAATTAAAAGATAATATTGTTTCCACTAGCATTAGTGGGGTGAGTACATTAAAATTACTTCGTGTTGTTGATTATAAATGGAAAAAAGAGCAGCCAAATTATAAGGAAGGCAAGAAACAAACTGGATTTATTGCACAAGAGGTAGCAGAAATTATACCAAATGCTGTAATAGATATAGAAGGAACAAAGGCCATCAATAGTATGGAACTTATTCCATATCTTGTAAAGGCTATACAAGAACTACAAGATGAAGTAACTAAATTAAAGGCAAAGGGTTAATATGGCACTCTCTGGCAATACAGATTTTGCAGTTACACGAGATCAACTTATCATAGGTGCCTTGCGTATTGTCGGGGCCATAGCCCAAGGGGAATCTCCTACGGCTACACAACTCACTGAAGCGAGTGAGGCACTCAATATGTTGATTAAAAGTTGGCAAGCAATGGGAATGTCAATATGGGTGACAAAAGAATATCCCTTGACATTGGTTAATGGAACGAGTACATATACCCCTACTACTAAATTATTAAAAGTCATTCAGGCTTTCAATAGAAATACAACTAGTAATGTAGATATTCCTATGCGTATCTTAACTAGGGATGAGTATAATAGGTTGGGTAATAAAAGTACTGCCGGAAATCCTATTCAGATTTACCACGAACCGCAACTTGCCTCATCTTTAGTTAAAGTATTCCCCGTACCTACAGCAGTAGAGGCGGCGGCAAATACTATCATAATGGTATATCAAAAAGAATTTGATGATATGGATGCTGGAACAGACAATCCAGAATTTCCGCATGAATTCTTTGACGCATTAAAATTTAATCTTGCAAGTAGATTGTCATTTGAGTATGGTATGGAATTATATGATATAAAAAATCTACAAATGCAAGCCGAAATATTGAAACAAGATGCCCTTAGTTTTGGCACTGAAGAGGGCAGTATGTACTTTCAGGTTGATGTGAGGAACTGGTAATGGCTAATGTAGCAAAATTTAGAAAACAAGCAAGGCTACCTTTTGCTACTCCACATGAGAATCGTGATGGGACAGCCGCAAAAGATCAGAGATATCGTAACTGTTATGTGGATGTTATTAAGACTGTTGTATCAGATGAGAAGAAATTGTTCTTGACAAAACGACCAGGTATTAGTTCCTATAGTACTACTACTAGTGGGTCTGCTAGAGGTGTCTGGGATTTTAAGGGTAGTATCTATCATGTGACTGGTACTACTTTATATAGAGATAATATCTCCATTAAAACCTTAACAACTGGTATTACTACCCCATGTGGGGCAGTTGCTGTATTAGCTCCCCAAGAGAAGTTGTTCCTCTGTGATGGATTTACTGCATGGTTGATTTCACCAGACGGAACTATCGTAGATATAGAACAATCTTTTTCTAGATGGGCTGCAAACACAGTATACGCTATTTGGGATAGGGCTATTCCTACTGCGTATGCTAGTCAAACAGATTGGTATTATGTAACTACTGCTGGTACGACTGGAGCAACCGAACCAACATGGGGCGGGAGTACCGTTACAAGCGGCACAGTGACGTTTACTAAGGTGACTGGATACACGGGTGCCAAGAGATATACAAATCGAGCCTACACGCTAGGAGACCTTGTACAGCCTAATACAGAAACAGCTCTTTATTATAAGGTGGTTGTTGCTGGTACTACATCTGTAGAACCTAGTTGGTCACAAATCATCGGGTCTATTACCACAAGTGGTGGAGTACAATTTGAGTGTATGGGATACTATGGAGGATTTCCTTCTCCACATCTACCAATGCCTGCCTATTTAGATGGCTATGTTTTCTTAGTATCCGCTAATACGGCAGATATCTATAACTCACGCACTACCTATCCATGGTCATGGAACGGATTAGAATTTATTAGTGCTGATAGTTTTAGTGGTCCCATCGTTTCATTTGCAAGATATAACAATTATTTAGCAGCTTTTGGTGAAAATAATATAGAGCTTTTTTATGATGCTGCTAACCCAACAGGCTCTCCTTTGAAACGACATGATAGTTTTATTCTTCAAACTGGTACTATAGCCCCTTATGCCATCATACAATCTGAGATGATGTTAGCATGGGTAGGTACTAGTAATTTAGGTGGGATTACTGTTTGGTTACTTAATGGGTTTGATCCTAATGAGGTTGGGACATCAAACATCAATAGAATACTAGCCGCAGAGACAGATCCAACAGCAATTCGTGGGTACGGAATTAGAATAGATGGACATCTATTTTTTCTTTTAAATCTACCCACAGCTAATAAAACACTTATCTTAGATATCAGTACTACTCTTTGGTATGAGTGGTCTATCGGTAGTAATAAATTCCCATTCGACTTCTATACAGATCATAATCAAACAGCAGTAGTACAACATGCAGATGGTAAATTATATAATTTATTAAAATCTAATTATAAAGATACTATTAATAGTACTATATATGATATACTATATAGTATTATAACTACAAAAGTTGATTTTGACAATAGAGATAGGAAATTTATTCATGCTGTGGATCTTATTGGAGATTTGAATGCGTCTAATGTTACAATACAATGGTCTGATGATGATTACCAGACATGGAGTACAGTTCATACAGTCTCTCTTGCGACTAGACCTCGTGTTACTCAGTGTGGTTCTACTAGAAGGCGTGCTTTTAAGATAGAGCATATTGCTGATACACCCTGTAGACTTGAGAATTTGGATATAACTTTTACACAAGGATCTAGTTAATGGAAATGTATCTTAATACAACTTTACCAGATCATGTGAAAGAGATACTATCTGGTAAGGATGATCCTCTATTCTGCTCACAGGATTTGATAGAAGCAGAATTTAATTTCATACAAGAGAATCTAGCTGATATTATTGAAACTCTTTGTATGAAAGGGCAACTGGTTGTTATAGCTAATGATGATGTTGTTATCACGGTTAAAAGAAAGACGGCTTGGGTATGTGAGTTTGATACGAAAGCCCGAGAAGGTCTTGGATTAAAAGCCATATTAAAAGCATCTAAGCAATTCTTTCAGGTTATAAGAGAAAAGACTCTCTATCATAAATGTGAATCTCGTACCCCGTTAGAGAAACTAGCCAAAACTTTGGCACGACTTTCTGGGTGTGAGATCGAAGGAACATGTAGAAAATCATATCAAACTAGAGAGGGTAAGATGGTGAATGAATATATTGTTGGGATGGTTATCGATCGGGAGGTTCTATGCCAGTCGTCGTAGCCATAGGGGCGGCAGTAGGTGCTAGTGCTATGGGAGCAACTATCGCTGCTGGGGTTGCTGGTCTCGGAGTTAGTACTGCAATAGCAGGAGTAGTGGGCAGTGCTATTGGGGGTGCTATTGGGGGTGCCATTGCTGGTGGTGTTGCAAGTTCCGCCACCGGAGGGGATTTTATAGACGGGTTTAAGGCAGGTGCAGTTGGTGGTCTTATCTCTGGAGGATTAGGGGCAGTTGCTAGTAATCTAACAGAGGCTGCAACCGCTTCTAATTTTCCTGGAGTAACACTGCCCACAGAGACTATTACACCCACTGCCGGTTTTGATGTTGCCGATTTAGGTAGTGGTTTAAATGCATCTACTGCCTCTGGGGGGATTACTGCACCTACTATTGCCCCGACATTAGGGGAAACTTTAGGCGCTAATGCAATTGCAACTCAAGCCCCAACAAGTTCCCTTAGTAGTCTATATACGAGTCCTGAACTTTCTCTGGGGGCACAGGCGGGAGTTGCCCCAGGCACGGCAGCATTAGGGCAGACTGGTAGTACTGTCTCTTCAAACACTCTTGGAAGTCAGTTAGGAAAGGTTGGTTCTAGTGGACAACTCGGAAATATCTTTGGTGAGATAAAACCGGCACAAGCAGGTATGTCTTTGTATGATACTATGATGCGGACTAATGCTATTAATAAAGCTACGGATGCTGCAAAAGAGACCGCTGCGAAATCCAATGTTCAGTATGGACAATTATCCAGTCTTGGGACTAATATAATTAATCAACGTATGACACAAGCACAACAGACAAAAGCAAAGATGGATGCTGTGTTAGCTAAATGGGGCGCTCGCTAATGGCTACTACAACTTTAAACGATCTATACACTAACATCTTAGGTCGTACCGGCGATCAAGAGGGTATGGATTATTGGAATAACCTGTTTGGGGATTCCGTAGATCAAACAGAGGCCAACCAATGGTATAGTGCAGCACAACCAGAATTACAAAGTAGGGCTAATAATTGGCAAGGTTCTAATGTAGATGATTTATATTCTACTTTTTTAGGGCGGGCTGGGGAACAGAAAGGGTTAGATTATTGGAATAATAAGTATGGTACTAATCCAGTAACTAGTAATAATGCGAATGCTTTTTTAATGGCAGCACAGCCAGAGTTACAGGGGAGAATATCTAAACTATTTAATCCTGTGCAAACTCCTAATACGACCCAAACACAAGTTCCGAGTGGTACGGTAGACTTTTCTTTCATAGATAAGGATAGTATGGCACCTGGTTATACTTATGCACAGCAGCCTACTATGCAAGATGCCTATAGTAAAAAGTATATGGATACTTTTACTAGTCCAGATACTTATTGGGATGAATATAGTCAAGGGGTTGGGGCACAGACTACAGAGGCCGCTGCTCGTGGGATGGCAGCATCTGGACATACAGGTTTAATGCCAACATTACAAACTCAAGCACATCAGAGTTATATGTCTGACTATCTACCCACTGTTAGGACTGGCCTTGCTGCCGGGGTTACTGCTGAGAATGCATCCAATAATACCTTGGCAGGTATATATGGAAATGAACTTAGTTATAACCAAGGTGTATATGGTACTAAGTCGGGAATAGAGCAAGCTAAGATTACTGCGATGACTGCGGCTGGAAGTCAGAATACTCAGAAGGCAATAGCAGAACTTGAGAATCTGGCAAAAACCTATAACGTTGATTCTCAGACTATGCAACAGATGTATGTTGCTATGGCACAGATGTTCCCGAATATGGGTGATGCGGATAAACAGGCCTTCTTGCAAGAGTTAGCTGGGGCAATGGGGATTAGTAATTATAATGCTAGTACGGCAGCATCCTTAACTAAGTAAGGTATATATGAATGTAGATATTTCACAGTTACAAGGATTGTTTAATCCAGAGTTATCTTACTCCGGGCAGTTGCAGAAGGGCCAGATGCAGGATGCTACAAGAGAACAGATGCTTGCACAGGCTGCTCAAATGCGGCAGGCAACTAGTCGTTCTGCTCAGTTGACTCCAGAAGAAGTTAGTCAGGCACAATACCAGAATAGCCAACCTGTACGGGATGCTAGTCTTCGTGGTACTAATGCAGTATCAGGCTATAACGAAGCTAATACGGCGGCTGTCTGGAATAAAATAGATGCTGATAAACAGAAGGAAATTGTCAATGGGGTACTAGATGGGCATAAGCAAATCGCTCAGGCTGGTATTGCCATTGCGACTCAGGGGGGGAATGGTCAGGTCGCCTACGATCAATTAAAGCAAATGCTTACTACCCAATTGCAACAGGCATCTACTCCAAGGCAGAAGCAAATGATACAAAAGTCCTTGACAGATTTAGAGCAACAGGCTAAACTAACAGGTATGCTCTCTTGGACGCCGCAGAAACTTTTAGAAGAGTCTAAAAAGATGCAGAAGACTTTATTCGATCAGAACCCAGAAGCTCTGATGGAAAATCTGAAGGGTAGTTGGGATGTTAAGAAAGCTGGTGTATCTGCCGGGGCTACTATAGAGGCTGCTAGGATTGGGGCAGCTAGTCGTGAGAATGTTGCTGCTAATAAGCCCGTTAAAGAACCCACTACAGCACAGGCGGCTGAAGTACGTGCCCTTGGTAAGCGGTTAGATGCGGGAGAGATTACTAGTGAAGATTATAGTAAAGCTCTTGCGGATATTATGGCTATGCAAGCTGCTCCTAATCGTGCCCCAGGTGTCGGACTTGTTATGAAAGATAACAAGGTTAAGTTGGGCGAACAAGAGAAGGTGCCTGTCTATACGCCCCCTAAAGGTGGATCAGAGACAGAAGAGATCAACGGTGTTACTTATGTTAAAGTACCCGGAGGATGGAAGAAACAATAATCTAAAGGAATGAAATGGATTTTATATCAGATGCAGACATGGCTAAACTAACTCAAGCCAAAGATTTTATCTCAGACGAAGAAATGGCAAAGCAGTCTGCTCCTGATTTTATATCAGATCATGAGTATAATGTAAGTAAGATTAGTCCTTGGCTTGCTCCCACTAGCAGAATTCCCTGTCTCATCTTTCATAAAGGCCGGTTCTAATTTAAACTCTGCCTCTAATGCCCTAGGGATTCGTTGTAGGAGTTTCATTAAAGCTTGC